GTAACGAGTTCGTTCCTACCGCGAATTTCCCGAGCCCGCTGCTCTATTTGCCTTGAGCAGGGAGTTGAACGCTCTTCAATTCTGGGTCCTCTCTGAGGACGTCCAAAATTGATTTGACGATCATACTCTGAGCGAGGTTAATGGAGTGCGAAGCTCGCATTGAGAACACTCCCTTGGATACATGGTATTTACTTAATCCAGCTTCTAAATAGAAGTCGGTTAAGTCTGCCTCAGGGTCGAATCTAAGGAGTAGCAACTCCATAGACGCGTCTATGAGGTAGTTCAATACCACAACCAAGGGGTGACATATTCTCAATGAAGCTCGGTAGTCTTGACCAGACAAGCCTGGGAATTTCTCAGCCAGATCCTTATTTAGTCTGTCATTGACTTTATAAGCATCTGACTGGAAAGTCTCAAGGTCCCGTTCGACAAGCCTCTTCTTAGCCTCAATGAACACAGCTTTCGCTGTATCACTGAGAGTGCCTAGACACTTAAGTTTAGACACGTGCTCAGAAGATAGGTGCCCAGGGAACCACTCTACCAGTGTGGTGAACACAATAGAGTAGTCCTTCGACATCTTGGCTTTCGCCAGCGAGTCGAACACCATATATAGCTTCAACGCTCGTTCCGCTTGCGCGGGACGGCCGTAGATGCCGTATATGGCGCGGACCAGGTCCGGGTGCTTATCGGTCTCAAGTTTCCATCCGTGGTGCTGTTGCGTTTCTAAGTAGTTATGTAAGAGAGAATATCTCTTCCATACTGCTCGGAAACCCGAGACACCGAAACCTGTTATTTCATCCCCTTTATGAATCCATCTCTTCGCGAATTCATACGTGTCATCCGACACGTGTGTCTTCTCGGCAGAGACGGGCATATCGAGGACTTGTAACAAGTTTAGGTACTCGTGTGCAACGGCTGCCTTGGTTAGGACGAGATCATCACCTAGTAACGCGTATTCGCGGTAGTGAGGGTAACCAGCCCTTACTGCAGCGATACGCACTAGGTAATGATGCGTCAAAGCCATGGCGCACCACGACGAATATGCGCCCATGGGCTGACCACAACCGTATTTTGCGGTTATGGGCAACCCTTGGATCGTATATTCGTAGCCCGTCAGAATATGAGCCCAAGCCTCAGCTCGGTCCTCGCCCACAACCTCAGCAATGACCCGTTTCTGGATAGAAATGGGCATCCTGTCAGTTGCGTTCGAGAGATCGATACTGAAGTATGGACCAAGGCGGGGAAGCCACGAGCGAAATGCATTCTGATCAAAGGTGCAGTCGCCATGAGTTCTTCGTAATATCCCGTTAAGGGTATCATGGAGAGGTCTCAGAGCGGTCTGACTCCAATAATCAAGAATTGCAATCACTCGCGTCTTTCCTTCCTTGTCGCTAAAGTAAGAGATCCTTCTTAAGGAGTTAGTCTTCGGCGGAAAGAGCGTACTCCATATATCAACTAGAGAGTACCCCTTTAGGCGAGGGATCCTCAGTCCATCAATCACATTTCTCAGGCTCGAACCTCCTACTAGATAGATTGATTCTAGTAGTTTCTGAGGTAAGAGCGTAAGCTCTGTGACTGATGTGAGGATCGCTTGCCCTAGAGGGCCTCTTTTAGTGGACATATGGAACCGTTTCCATTCCACCGAGCACCGATGTATCCTCAATGATCTACAAGCGTGACGATGCTCTCTGGCAGTTATGTCAGAGGTACCGCCCCACTTGTCGACTATTGGATCCAACTTGAGCTCAGGTTTGAGTTTCACCCCTCTCAACGCTACGAGTAGCGTTGTGAAGAGGCGAATCCCATTCTTGGTCTCAAGAAGATGTTTAAAAGGGGAAAGCCATACTGGCATTCCATCTTTTAAACGGACTCCATCAGTGGACTTGAGTGGTTGACCGGAGATTATCCGCATCACAGCGTTCCGGGACGTTTTCACGTACCGGACTGTGAAGGGTAACCCCCGGCTCTCCACCAAGTAGGCCAACTTCTTAAAGTAGGCTTTTACTTCAGCGTTCAACTCTTTGCTTTCAGGCAAATACAGCGCTAGGATTTTGGAGACTAGCTGCTCCATAATTCGCAGCATTGTATTTGTTTTGAAAGTCAAAGATTTGAGTTCCATACGCCGCTTGGTCCTCCTAGTCTGGCAGGGCGGGGGACTAGCCCTCCTGTCAGTTGTGGCTGCGATGTCACACTAGCGAGGTTGCCAAACGGCGCACGCTATTTGCTTAGCTAGGTTGCGAACCTAGGCTTGGCAGTAGCTGTGCCGTCTGTTAACCTCAAAGGTCCAACATCGCGCGACACTTACAGAGGCTGGGACCCCTGGAAGTATCTAGCGAAGTCGTAAATGCTTCTCGTTAGAGAGACACTTGAAACCGATGAGGTTAACCTATGCCCTTCCATCCATGCCGGGCACTTTCGTGCGCAGTATGGTAGGATGTGGCATAG